GTCTTCCTTGCTCAGCCCATTTGATAAGGTCAGAGTTAGAAGGCATTTCTGCTCCAACCATTCTAAGGAAAGAGGAGATTGTACGATTTCCATATCTTTCGAATTCTTTCTCGTAAGTATCAGGTAGATACTGATTCAAGAAGTCGAAGTTAGTGATATAGTTCGTTGATAAAGGAACTTGCTGCGCACTTGGCTGCAATGCAAATCCCGGGGTAGGGTTAACTTGTCCTGCCATAATTTCTAATGTTTTGTTTTTTAATGTTTATTATTTTTTGCTCTTAATCCGTAAACCTCGACCACTGTCAGGGTTGACGGCTCTAAATTGAGTCCCCCCTTTAGAAGTTACCTCAGGTGCGGTACGTGTAGACATATTCACGTTCTTAGTCTTACGCATCACATCATCGATACTTTCCGATTTGCCTTGCTCATAAAAGAACTTAGCAAACTTTTCAGGATTCATCGCTACGGCTAATGACCTGTGATACCCTGTTGCATCTTTAAGTAAACCATCTTCATCAAGAAAACCTTTTTGTCATCATCCATAGCAAACTCAAAACCTTTGAACTCACTTCCGAAAACATCATCAGTCTTTTTTGCAAACCAATCTGATTTGCGTTTAACTTCCTCCTCGTAGGTTGTCGCCTGTTGAACATACTGCTTATAATCCTCCAACGCTTTTTTATCCTCTTCAGAAATAGAACTCCCACTTGACTCAAGACGAGTTCCGTATTTTTCCTTTTCAGATTCAAAATAATCTTTGGCTTTAGCAATAGCCTTTTTCTTTAATAGTTTAGTCTTTTTAACTACAGTCTCGTCATCAAGTTCTTCATCATAGGAGTAATCCTCCATCAATGAATCAATATCTTCTGAGTCAAGACCTTTCTCGGTAGCGACTAAATAATCTCTTAATAGGACATCAGGGTTAACAGAATCAATATCCTTGTTTAATTTAACAAAGTCATTAATACTTCTCCCTGTTTCCTTCTTATACTTAAAGTACGCTGCCACATCTTCAGGTAATTCTTCTGATGCTTCACGTGCTTGAGTCAACTCATCGAGTGAGTTAATCTCTTTTCCGTACTTGTTTTTAATAAATGAAAGAACGTCATCCTCATTTATTTACTTCAGTTTCGTGTTTCTCAAGTAGTTCATTTTCAACTTCTTGAACTGACTTACTTTCGATGCCGTCAATGGCTCTTACTTTTAATTCCATATGATTTTATTTAATTACAAATTTACTACAAAAAATTTAGACATTTTGTCTATGTTTAACGTGGCGAAAACTCTGCCAAATCAAACCCATCTAAACTATCCTCGTTTGACTCAAAGTTCATAGGAGGTAGATTATTCTTTCTCTGATTAATCAATTTTGATTGCTCAGTATTTTGCTGACTTATTCTTTTGGATTTAGCATCCTCTCTTTCTTTTTCTCTTTCAGATAGTGAGTTAACTTCCATACCACGTAGTTGCATATTCATCTCAAACTCTTTATCCATTAACTGAGATTTAAGCTGAGCCTCTTGTTGCATCTTCATAATCTGACCTTCAATCTCTGCTTGATTAATCTGCATCTTAGATTGAGATTCCATTTGCAATTTCTGCATAGCCAACTGCGCTGCCATCTCTTGAGACTTAAGTTGTTGTTGAGCCTGCATTGCTTGAGCCTGCATTTTCATTTGGTCTTCTCTTTCTTGTTTAGCTTTACGCTTAACTTTAAGAAGTTGGTTTGCGAGTTTCAAGTTTTTAATCTCACGGATATCAATAGCATCTTCAAGATTAATATCTCCCTTAGATAAAGCTACCTGAATGTTCTGTTCAAGTTGTGCTTTCTCTTCTTCGTCAGGTGCTACTTCAATAAAGATTCCAAAATCGTAGATATACAAGTCAGCAATTTCGTGTAGAATACTAACATTGTACTTACCAATTTTATTTATAAAATCATCTTTGAAGTCAGCGTATTGTAATATATCAGAAACTCTGTAGGTTAAACCTTCAGATAAAGTTCTAAACATATACAAACTACCATCAAGAATATGTCTTGTTGCGGTATTAGAATTTAATGCAGCTAACTTCTGAACACCAACCAAAGAGTTAGGGTCAGGTTTACTACCGTCTCTCGCTTCATTTAAGCCCGTTACAGAGCGTATCATATCCATATAATGGTTATAGTTACCTATAAGCATTTGAGTCTTAGAAGCCCCTGAATTTGACGTTAACTGCTGAATAGGAACTCGTGCGTTATTAAACTCACCATCCTGAGTATAAGACCTACCAATAACAGAACCTGTTTGGAAGTACAATCTCAATGCATCTTCAGGATTATATGCGCTACCTGTTCCAAGGTCCACTTCGTTTAGACCATCCGCATCAATGAATACACCATCAGGTACAACCTTAGATATAACCTGTTGAAGTTTCAAGTGAGTAATCTGAATCAAATCAGCAAAAGGAATCATCCTTCTAACCAAAGACTCAATAGTACCCTTATACATACGTGGAGCTACGGCTACATAATTAGGAAGTGCGTGCTGAGATGAAGACTTTGGTCTTACCATATTCTCTGCTAACTCCCACTTTAATAGGTAGTTCGTACCCATTACCATTACACCATCGTACCAAACATCAATAGTCTTCTCTACTTTTTCGAAGCTACCATCTTCCATCATATCTAACGGAGGATTGAATTGGTCATCTTTTTCTATAAACTTTTGATTTCCGTTTGCATCTATTTTCTTTTTATATACAAACTTCTTAGTAGACTTGTAGTTGAAATACATCAACGTTACAGTATCTCTATGGAATATATCATTATCATAATATTGAGCGGTATTGTAATAGTCATACCAACTCTGACCACTTTTAGATATCTCTTCTAATTGCTCATTAGTAAGAGTAGGGTCAATCTTTCTTAGCTCTGTAATAGGAACGGTTTTCACTTCACCCCAATAGAAACAATCTTTAAAGTGAGGGTCTTCAGTGTAGCTATAAACAATATTAGCAGGGTCTACATAGCTAATCTTAACACCTGAACCGGGAAGGAACTCGTGTTCTCTTCAAGCAAAGTATTAATAGCTTCCTCTTCTGCTATTTCAATAGCAGGCTTATACTTGAGTTGCATATATAAAGACAACTCTTCATCTGTTTTAGGAAGTTCATTAGGGTCTGTAACAAAAGGATTCGCCCCTGTTTTTTTAGCAATAGTTTCCAACATAGGTTTGGCGAGCATCTGCCCCTCAATCATATCTTGGTACTTACTTCTTTTTGCTTGAGACATTGCATCCTGAGCAAAAGCCTTTACTTTAAATAATCTATCAGACATCCCGTTTACCACAATGTCTACGAACTTCGGAAGAATAGGAACAGGTGTCCAATCTAAATTTAGATAAGACAAGTCTCCGTCTACCGCTAATTCGTTTTTGTATTTACCTATGGAAGTTTCTCCATTGGTCATAGAATCTACATTGTGTCCCGTCCTTCTTAAACCACTCATATTGGATGGCTTGTCCGACCAATAGTCCGAAATCGTCAGATGCTTTTTCAGCATCAGAAACGAACTGACTTGGAAACCCTGTCGATGTTATGTTTACCTTAACATCTTTCATTGAATAATTTCGCTTATTGTTCCCTTGTTATTATACCTTGCAAAGTTAATGTTTATTTTTGATTGTTTTTTTTCAGGTTGATACAGGTGTTTCTGACAAGCCATAATAGCCAAACCTGAACTTATACTTGCATCAAACTTAGTTCTGTTAGTAATATCAAACTTTGACCAATCCTCTAAGGTTCTTATAAAAGGCATATCACCCATTTCATCTGAGTCCCTATAAGACCCCTCCATATCTATACCTACATACTTCTCAATATATGATTCAATTGCAGAAGCGTGTGCTTGCTTAACATCCTCACTTGAGTTAGGTATACCCCCAAGTTCCTTCTCTGTCTTTGATAACTTACTTAAATGTTTATCAGGTCTATTCATACAATAACCTCTATACCCTCTATTCTTAAAGTGGTATAGCAACCTTGGTTTGTTATTCTCTATAAGTATAGGCATTCCATAAAACACACAAGCCATCAGAACATCTTCATAAAATATTTCTGCAGTCTGTGGTCTTGCAATGTATTCTAAAAAAAATTGATTACTTGGAGCATCATCCATATTGAACTTAGTCAATCCGTGAAGAGCACCATTAGAACCACCACCACCTACTGTACCTGAGATATCATAAGAGTCACACCCAAAACCACCTATGTGTTCATTTGGGGGATACTTCATTCCGTTCCTAACTATTGGAGCAGTTCTAATATTTCTATTTGGTGTCCAAGACACGAAGAACCTTCCTGCTTTATTAGGGGTAAATATAACTGAAGAGTCTTTGATTCCATCCTTCCAATGAAACGAACCTCTTGTAACGTGATGTTCTTTTATAAGAGTATCATTGTAATCAATTTGCTGATAAATCTTTGTAAGATTAAATAAACTCTGTTTACTCTCATCACGAAATGCGTGAGACTCAGTTCTTGGAAACTGACGATAGAATTCATTCAATGCATCAGCATCATTCTTTAAAGACTCAACTTCGTTCTCCCAATAATCTACTGCACCTTGATGGATTAATTCATCATCAATCCCCTTGACGGGTTTATTGGTGGTTATACGCATCACAGGCATTCCATATCTATCTATGAA